GCTACACTTGATCGCATCGCGGTTCCCAAGCCGTGTTGCAGCACACCGGGGCCATAGCTCAGCTGGGAGAGCGCGTCGTTCGCAATGACGAGGTCAGGAGTTCGATCCTCCTTGGCTCCACCAAACACTCGCCCGAAGGGGCGCGAAGAAGGCCGGAATACCTGCAAAAACAGGGCTTCCGGCCTTTTTCATTGGCCGGTCCAGACCGGTCCGTAGCGTTGCAGCTGGTGAGACAGTGGGGGCATATTTTGGGGCACCTGCCCTCCGCCCCCAAAACCGATGCCCCCACTCTCCGATCTCGCGATTCGGCGTTCCAAGCCGACCGGCAAAACCCAGAAGCTCTTCGACGGCGGCGGTCTCTACCTGGAGATCTCCCCAGCCGGTGGCCGGTGGTGGCGGATGAAGTACCGCTTCAACGGGAAGGAGAAGCGGCTGGCGTTGGGGGTGTACCCTGAGGTCTCGCTGCAGCTCGCGCGCAACCGCCGCGAGGACGCCAGGCGGCTGCTGGCCGCCGGTACCGACCCCGGCCAGCAGAAGAAGGATGCCGCGGCCGCCAAGGCCGGCATGGACGCACTCACCTTCGGCGCGATAGCGCGCGAGTGGATGAAGGGGCGGATCTGGGCCGATTCCTACCGCGTGAAGGTGGAGGCCTGGATGGAGAACGACGTGCTGCCGTGGATCGGGTCCCGGCAAGCAGCCGACCTGGAAGCGCCCGACTTCCTTTCGATCGCTAGGCGCATGGAGCGCCGCGGAGCCATCGAGTCGGGGCACCGGGTAATCCAGAACTGCGGCCAGATCATGCGGTATGCCATCGCCTCGGGCATCGCGAAGCGAAACCCGGTGGCCGACCTGCGCGGCGCCCTGCAGCCGAAGCCGAAGCGCCACTACGCGGCAATCACCGATGCCAAGGACCTGGCGCCGCTGCTGCGCGCCATCCACGCGTACACCGGGCGTGCGGTCACCCGCTGGGCCCTCGCCCTGGCGCCGCTGGTGTTCCTGCGCCCCGGGGAGCTGCGACAGGCGGAGTGGTCGGAGTTCGATCTGGACGCCGGCCTCTGGCTGATTCCGGCCTCCCGGATGAAGATGCGCACGGAGCATCTGGTGCCGCTGTCGCGCCAGGCGATGGAGATCCTTCGCGAGATCCACCCGCTCACGAACCGGGGCCGGTTCGTGTTCCCCGGCCGCAACAGCAGCGCGCGCCCGCTGAGCGAAAACACAGTGAACAGCGCCCTACGGCGCATGGGGTTTGAGGGTGACCAGATGACCGGGCACGGGTTCCGGGCCACGGCGCGCACCATCCTGGACGAGGTGCTGGGCTTCCGGCCCGATATCATCGAGCACCAGCTGGCGCACGCGGTAAAGGATCCGAACGGCCGGGCCTACAACCGAACCACGCACCTGGCAGAGCGCACCCGGATGATGCAGGATTGGGCGGACTACCTGGACCGCCTGCGCTGCGGGAATGTGGTGGCGATGCTCTCAAGCGAGGCTGCCTAGGTAACCTTGCAACGCGAGCTCCGATGCGCGAATCTGCTGCGAACTCAGAGAACAAGGACAGTCCTGTGCGGAAAATCGATCCAACCTCGGTGAAGACGGACTTCATTGACCAGGTACAGGGAATCCGAACTTTCTACGCTGCGGGCCTGGACGGATTACCGAACAAAAGCGATCAGTCAACTCTTAGCGAGCATATGCTGATGGCGGCAGCCGTGAGTTGGGAGGGCTTCGTCAGCGACATGTTCATCGCTTACATGAATCGCAATCCATCACAGCTAAAAATTCACCTGCAAAATTCCTTCGACGAGCAGCTGCGCAATAGCGGAAAGCCCAAAGCACTACATGATCGTTTTGGAAAAATCACATTTCCGACTCATCTCAGCAAGGCCGACGTGCAATCGCTAGCCAATCCTTCAGGCAATAACATCACGTACTCGAATTACGCGTTACTCAAAGAAGGTGCAGTGCGACTTCTTTCTCCCGATCATGCGGAAAAGTTCACGAAAGTATCTTCTAAAAGTAGCGCGACCATTGACGCGTTGATCTCGATAAGAAATCACATTGCACACAGAAGTGAGCGGTCGGGCCAGGCAATGAACGATGCTCTGAACGCTGCGGCGCTGCACTCGACTGGCCTAAAACGTGGGGTGAACAAGCCGGCGAACGTAGGAGCGTGGCTCAAGGCAAAGGCGAAGGGCAAAGCGGATAGTCGTTTGGAAATTGTGCTCACGACGTTGGATAGCATCGCGAACACCTTCTGAAACTTGGCGGTGGCACAGCGGCGTCATGCAGCCTCGTCGTCCGGGCGGGGATTTAAGCGGGTCGCGATTCGATCAAAACGCGCCGCCTCGGCGCGGAGGCGCTCAGCGCCGCGCCGGCAAGTCGCCCTCGAGCGCCAGTCGCCGCTGTGATTCATGTCCAAGGCGTCGGCCTGCTGCCACAGCGAAGCCGCCCGTGCGCGCGCCCAGCGCGCCTTGCCGCTGTCTGCTTTCGTCATGGGGTAATGGTGAATGCGGGTCGTCGCACGGGACGATACGTAGGCAACGGCGGCTGACTGCCGCGGGCTCATCGCATCAGGAACGGCTTCCCGATGCGCAGCTGCTTGATCCGCTGATCCACCTCAGCGCGCAGCCTCTCCTGGTGGCGTGCCGCCCACAGCTCTGCGCCGGCCTTGCCCTGCTCGTAGCTGCTGCACTCGCGGTGCTTCCGCAGGTTCCAGTCGTCCCTCTGGTTGTTCAAGCTGACCCACCAGGTGCCATCGTCTACGCGCCTGTGCAGGCGCAGGACCTCGGTGCTGTCCAGCAGCAGCGAGTTGGGCTGGTCGAAGGGTGCGGTGCCGACGGAATGCCAGCGGAAGTCGGGCGGGAGCATGGCGCGGAATCCTACGGGTCCGGCTCTCAAATCCTGCGACGGTGGCCGGGGAACGTCCGCCTCGCGGATCCGCAGGGTGATCGGGCGAGTGCGGTGTCGCCCTGCCCTGCGGATCCGCGCCGCGTCCAGCTGGAGTCCACCCGTAGGTGGTGTCTCCCCCGATGTTGGGAAGAGGATTGCGCTGGCGCGGTGAAGGCAACGCGAATCGGATTACCCACACCGCTGGGTAGGCAGGCCAGCGACTGCCGGCAACGCCGGCGGGCGCGCGGGCAGCCTGCATCGACCAGGAATCGCCCAGAGTCCTTCCCGATTCACATCACAGTTCCAATCCTGGCCCACCAAGGTCTCGGAGGGACCATGCGGACGGCGGCACGAGCGATAGATCGCATCCGCCACCGCCTCCATCTCGGTGGAGAACCACCGGTAGCCGTCTACGCAAATCTCAACCGGGTGGTCGGCGGGGTGTGGGTACTGAGGGACGAGCTCTTCGAGCTGCGCAGCCGCTTCGTCGATGGTGAGTTCACGGAAGCCCGGGGCGGCCGCCCATCGGTCCAGTTTGCTGATCGCACCTGGGGTCATTGTGGTGCTCCCTTCACGAGCCGGGCACCAGATAATCACGCAACAAAGGTAAAAGTGGCGCGAATGGCCAATATCAAATAGGGAAGAAGGTCACATTATGTGCGGCCGATTTGTCCAAACTCCTATCCGAGACGCTGCCGGCCTGGGCGTCCCTCAGCTGGTGGGAGACCTGCTGTCCCTGCCGGCCAGCTACAACCTGGCGCCAACGCAGCGCGCAGCGGTCGTGCTGGACAGGGGCGAAGGCCTGCAGGTGCAGAGACTGGCTTGGGGCCTGCTGCCGTTCTGGGCCACCACTAAGGGTCTGCAGGGCTCGACCATCAATGCCCGCATCGAGACGGTGGCCACGAAGCCGGCGTTCCGCAGCGCGTTCAAGGCGCGGCGTTGCCTGATCCCGATGGCCGGCTACTACGAGTGGTCCGTCAACCCCGATGACAACGGGAAGGACCCATGGTTCATCCATGCAGCCACGCCATTGTGGGCAGCCGGGCTGTGGGAGGACGCGAGCAAGCTGCTGGATGATGGCAACGTCGGGACCTTCACCGTCATCACCGGGGACAGCAGCGGGGTGTCGGCGGATATCCACGACCGCATGCCGGTGTGGCTGGCCCCTGGTCAGGCCGAAGAGTGGATGAAGGCGGACGCCAACGGGGCCATGGCGATGCTGTTGGCCAGCGAGCCCCCGGCAATGGAGGCGTACCGCGTCAGCCGCGACGTCAACGCCCCGCGCAACAACACCGAGGCGCTTTTGGAGCCCGTGTAGCCCCAAGGCTGGGTGGCTGTCGGGGAAACCCCGACTGGAAGAGCAGCGAAGCCTCTGCCAAGGTGTTTACATATCCTTGGAGGGCTTATGAGCGCAGATTGGCTTGACGCAGATCCTTCCCCGGTGGTCGGGTCAGGTATCGCGATTGCGACCGTAATCGCCGCTATCGTGCTGGGAAGTGCCATGTACCACCAGCAGGACAGCCGGATATGCAAGGGTTTTGACGGCCTGCAACCCAACAGCTACGAGTACGAAAAGAAGCTGCAGCAGTGCATGGCCGACGGCAAGTCGGTTCCCGGAAAGTAGCGAGTCGCCGCGCTCGACACGGGCAGGGTTCGCAGACATTCGAGTAGACCAAACGCGAATGCTTCTCTCACAGGCGAGGGCCTTTTTTGGGCGCTAGTCTGGTGGTGTTCCTTCATCACACATTGAGAGCGTCATGCGCGCAGTGTTCATCACTACCCTTTTCGCAATCGCCGGCGCCAGCACCGCGGCCGCCGCCCCTGCAACCCACGTCTACGAAGAAGTTTCCGCGCTGGGCGAGACCATGGACCAGTTCGTGGTCCGCATCAGTGCCCGCGCCGTGGCCACCACCGAGCAGAGCCGCGTAATGCACTGCGGCGTCATCGGCCAGGCCGGTGATAGGTACAGCATCCGGATCGGTACTAGCGGCACGTGGCAGAGCTGCCTGATCGATCTCTCCAGTACTGCGAACGGCTTCCAGTCGACAGGGGTAACCTTCCGCACCGCGACCAACGACCTGGACAGCAAGCGCGGGTTTACGGGCGAGGACTTCCAACGCCCGCGCGGCTACATCGCCTTCGGCGACGTGGTCCGCTACCAGGAGGGGCGGACCAGGGATAGGCCGGTCAGTACCCGGTGATATCCAGCGCCAGGAACGCCGCCACGCCGTTGGAGATGTATCCGATGTCGGCGGGCGTTCCTGGCGACGACTGCGTAACGTCCACCCGCATGCTCATGCTCGACAGTACGCCACCCAGCACACGCGCCCCAATGATGTTGGTCTGCTGGTCAACCACCGCTGGATTGGTCTCAGGCCAGTTCTGCCATTGCCTCGTCTGGTTCATCGCTGCTGCGGCATACGCGACCGCGTAAGTGCGCGTGGGATCCGCCAGCCCTACAGAGGCATCGGCGCCAAGCAGCTGACCTGCGACCCGCATCCACTTCATCCCCGTGTCGAACACCAGGCGACCGTCGCTCGGCCGCCAGACCTTCAACCCTACCGTGCTTGGAGCGATGTCCGTGGGGATGGTGAAGACGTACCAATCAAAGGCGACTGGACCGCCCTGCGTGCGGATGAGAAACGTGTATGTCCCTCCACTTCTGGCAGCGCCGACGATGCCGATGTACTGGGACGGATCGTGTGCCCTGAGAGCGAGCTGGGGAATTCCCGCCGATGGAAGGGAAAGTGAAAGGGTGTACAACCCATAGCTCGCCCCAGGCGTGGCAGCGGAGGTTTGAGCACTGCCGGATGAGTGGAGCGACAGATTTTCGTAGGACTCATCGATGGTGAGAATGCTGCCGTTGTTGGTCCAAACCTTGAAGCCTGTCGCCATTACCAGAGCCCGTAGTAGAGAGTGCATGCCGTGCGGACGTTCTCCACGAACGTCCAAGACAGCCGATTTCCGGAAATTCCGATGACCGGAATACCCCGTGTCGGTTGAGCGGGATCAATGGAAATGATGAAGAAGAATATCTGGTTGCCCTGGTTTGGAATGTCGATGAACCCGTCCTGGTTCCCTGTTTGAACTGACCCCAAGAGGCGAGTCAGGCGCGTGGTCACCTCAAACTTGATCGAACCATCTGGATTCCACACGCGCATGCCGGTAGCCATTAGATCCCGTCCCCGATTGCAACCAGTGGATTGCCGTTTGGCAGTCGAACGAAGATGTTCTGGTCATTAACCCTTAGCGAGCCGCCGCCTACCGGCCCCGTCATGGTCAGGCTGCCGTTCTTGTCCAACTTCCACCGCGGCTGGCCACCGGCACCAATTGCATTGGACTGGATCACGTCGCCGATCATGGCATTCTGGATCCAGCCGGTGCCGATGAGCGCCTGGCTGATGAAGGTCTGTCCGCCTTGGATGACGAACGGTGAGGTGATGCTGCCGTTGATGACGTTGATCACGGCGAACCGGTCAGCCTGCATCAGGATCTGGGACTGGTAGCTACCGTCCGGCTGCTGCTCGACGCCCAGTCCCATGCCCGATGCGTAGATCTGCCCACCCGACGCTACCTGCGCTCGGATGGTGTACGTCGCGCTCACCTTTCCATTGAGCGTCACGACTGCCTGGGAAACCTGCGAAACGGACGCGGTCGTCTGCTGCAGATCCGAGTTCGTCTGCTGCAAGCTTGCCTGCACAGTGGTGATGTTCTGGGCCAGTGCGGAATCACCGGTCACGCGAGCGAGCGATTCCTGCTGCACCGTGGCGCTGAGGCCGGACAGGCCGGCGTTGACCTGGTCCACGCGCTTGGCCTGAGCCAGATCTCCGGAAGCGATCACCGACTGGATGGTAATCGTGCCTGCATAGACGTCCGCATCACCGGCACCCCAATCCGTGTCGCCGGCTGCGTTCACGTCGAGCTGAACGAACAGGCCGTCGAGCTTCTGCCCCTGCGCGGTTACCTCGCCATCGATGTTGGTGATGTCCAGCTCAATCTGGTCTACACGCCCGACCAACGCCCCGGCCTCGCTGATCGCCACACCGACGTCCAGCCATTGAGTGCCTGGCGGTTCTTCGTTGCCTGCCGACGTACCCTGCCAAGACCATATCTTGCCTCCGTAGATCACTGTCTGGCCCGGATCGTAAGTCGCGTCTGGGTCCCAAACCAACGGCACGATCTGGTCGATGGAATCAATCTTGGTGAGCAGATCCTGTCCCAACGCGCTCTCGGTGATGCGGCCGGAGAAGTAAGCGTCGTACTCGGTCTGGTCGGTGCTGGCTTCCCCCATCACGCCAGCCTCGAGCTCCGACGGATACCAGGGTCCGACGTTGCCGGACCGGTCGATCAAGCGCCCCCAGAAGAAGAAGCGTGTGCCAGCCGCAAGTCCATTGAGCTGGTGCCTATTCTGGGGGTACGCGAAGTCGCCCAGCTTGATGGTGCTCTCCGCGCCGAGGTTCGGCGAAGGCCCGTACCAGATCTCGGTGCGCTGGGTATCGGTGGCGCCAGGCGGGAAGCCCCAAGCCAGCCCGATACCGAAGACTATGCTCGTCGTGGAGAGCGCGGTCAGCGCCGGCGGCGGTTCTGTTTTTCCCTCAATAGTTGTCAGGGGGCTCATCGCCGGGATGGACACCGCATTGAGCGCGTTTACAGCGCGCACCCGCGCCAGGTACTGGCCAGCGTAGATGCCCGGCACCTCGATGCTGGCCGTGGCCACTCGGCCTGCGCGCACCCAGTTCAGATCGTCGCGCTTCCATTCAACGTCGTAGGCAATGGCCTTATCTGCCGCGTCCCACGCGATGGTCAGCGTCGGGGTAGCGATCCCTTGGTCGATCACCACGCGGGAGGAAAGCCGCACATTCGTGGGCGACGGCTGCACGCTCGGAGGAACGATGCTGACGGGCAGCTGTTCCAGCCGGGTGCCGTCGTCGATCGCAGCGAACTTCCCGGGGACGTGCTTCAAAGCGGTCACGCGGTACGTGATCCCCTCCTCCGCCGTAATAGGGTTTTCGGCAACGCCTAGAACGCGGAACTGCTGCAGGGCCAGCTCTGCACTCTCAAGCGACCAGATGGACTGCGGGACCGGCACAGCGGACCACGGGACGGTCACGGTCACGGTGTTGCCACTCACCGACTCGACGGTGCGGGCTTCGGTCCGCCCGCTAGGGAGCGTGGCGCGCAGGGTGTCACCAGGCTCGATCACCTCCGGCAACTTGTCCAGAACCAAAGTGTCGGCCCCAGCGGTGCGAATGCGCCCAGCATTGCGCCGGCCGGCACGGTAGGGGTCAGCCACCTGGATGATGTCGCCCGGCATGCAGTTCAGCGAATCGAGGCCCACCGAGAATTCGACGGTCCCGGTCTCCAGCAACTCGGTATAGAGGATGTGGTTACCGACCCGTTGAGCCTGCGAGCGGGAGTGGCAGCCAATCGCGGTAACTTCGGTCTGCTGAATGCCGTATCGCTGAACACCCCAGAGGACCTGGATCGGTTCGACCTTCTGCCGGCCAAAGTCCTCCGGGTCCGTCCACGACACGAGTGCAACGGTGTGCCGGGTCTTCCTCGCACTGCCCGGGTAGCTGAACTTGCCACCGATCACGTTCGCTTGGGTGAAGGTGAAGACCGGGTCCTGCGGCATATCCGCAGACGCCATGACCTGACCGGCGGCGTAGTAACTGATGCCTCGGAAGATCGAGGCCATGTCCTGGAGAACACGGTAGGCATCCGCGCGAGTCTGCATGTACAGGCTGCAGGTGAAGCGCGGCTCCATGCCACCTTGGCCGTCGCTCACCAGCTGATCGCAGTACTGGGCGATCTGGTAGAGCTTCCACTTGTTCACCCAGTCCAGCGGCAGACGGTCGCCCAGTCCAAACCGGTCGTTAGTGACGATGTCGAAGAAGCCCCACGCCGGATTGTTGGTCCACGCCGACTTGAACGTGCCGTCCCACACACCGCTGTAGGTGCGATCGATCGGGTCGTAGTTGCTCGGCACCCGCACGATTCGACCCCAGATCCGGTACGACCGGGTCGGGATGTTCTGGAACTGGCTTGCATCCACCTCTACGGCGGCCAGCGCGCAGTTGGGGTAGCGGAGCTTGGCGTCGATCACCTCGGTCATTGAAAGAACGTTCACGCGGTCAGTGATCAGGCCGCTGTTGGCGTTCGGGGTGAGCCGCCTCACGCGCACCTGCCATTGGCCACCGGCCGGCAGATCAATACGATGGCTGCGCTGGTACTCTGTGGTGGTCTTGCCGTTGAAGGCGTTGGTCAGCACCGTGCTGTAGGGACCGCCATCCGTGGAGAGGTCAACGGCGTAGCTGACCACATACCCGTTGGTGTCGCCGTTCTCGCTATTGATCTTCTGCAGACCGGGCACACCGAACCGCAAGCGGACGGCGGAGAGTTCGGATCCAGTCGCACTGCGCACGACGGGGCTGTCGCTCCGCAGCTCCACGTTGACCGGGATCTCGTTTTCCACTGACGGGAAGCCGGGGATGTGGCTCTGATCCTGAGTACCCGCACGGGTTTCGACACGCACGCCCTGGAAGTTAAAGGTGCCGTCGGCATTCTGGATTGGAACCTGGTCCAGGTAGATGGACTGATTTCCGGCCACGAGGCCGCGGATCTCTCCCTCGCTGATGAGGTCCAGAATGCGTGCGCGCGCGATGGAATGCAGGCTGTCTGGGGTTTCCACGGGCGTGCGTGCATTGCTCCCGCTCTTGCCGCCGGCGCCCACAAGGTCGCGGCAGACCGGCACGACTGCTAGCTGGGTGCCAGGGTGGCTGTACGCGACAGGCAGATTCACTGCTGATCCTCCGCCAGGATGCCGCCGCTGATCACTGCCGAGCCGACCAGCATTCCGAGCTCGTCATGGCCACCGAAGGCGTACGGCACCGGGTTGCCCTGGGCTTGCGTGTTGACGGTTCCGTTCATGCTGTAGCTCGGCCGGTTCTCCACGCTGTCCTGGGCGCCAAGGCCCTTTGGCTGCGGCGAGAGCATCTGCACAACGCCCCCCACGACCAGGCTCACGCCGAGCTGGATAGCTGGCTGGAAACCCGTGTAGGCACCCACCACGATCAGGACGATCCCGATGATGGTCTGCAGAACACCGCCGCGCTTCGAGCCGACCATCACGGGCGCGATCCGGATGTCGTCGTCGCCCGGCGGATCATCGATCTGGTCCTCGCGCAGGTTGGCCTTGCCGAGGAAGACCGCGAACTCCATGCCCTTGGACTTCGCCTGCTGCATGAACTGCCGGAAGCCGGGGATCATCACGCTTAGGGCAAAAGCCGCTTCGCGAGGGCTATTTACGGCAAGCTTGAACTCTCGGCCGAAGCGCGCGCCGAGCACCCCGTACAGGCGAACAGTGCGAACGCGCTCAGTCATGGCGCACCTCGCGGTGGCGGACGATGTGCCGCGTACGCTCCGCCCACATACCGCCGTAGGGCACGACCTCGGACAGACGACCGTGCATGTGGTGAAGCATCTTTCCGTCGCCCAGATAGACCCCGGCGTGGTTCGGCACCTGCGACCGCACCTGCATCAGGATCAGGTCGCCGCGGCGTGGCTCATCAGGGATCGGGTAGAAGCCCTCGGCATCGAGCCGATCCATGCTGTAGAGATCTTGGCCCTTGGACCACCAGTCGTCTTCTCGCTCGTACTGGCTGAGCTCGACGCCCAGTTCGCGGGCGTAGAAGTCACGCACCAGGCTGTAGCAGTCGAGGATGCCGTGGGCGAACTGCCGGCCAACCAGCGGGGCTTCGTAGCCACACGGTGCAATGGTCTGGACGTCGCCGCACACCGGGTCCTCGCCCACCACTTGGCCAACGCTGATGACGTGCCAGGGAACTCCGGAGCCCGGGCACAACTGCTCCGGGACTTCGCACATGACACGGTCGGCCTGTGAGGGCGTTGCAGCGGCGTTTGGATGGCTGTGCACCAAGGCCAATACCGCACCTTCGTCCTCAGCGGCGGCATAGTCCTCGCCAGGCAGGCGGAAATGCTCGCTGGGCGTGCTGGCGGTGTTACGGCAGGGGATGTAGACCTCGCCGGCAGCAGTGGCCACGATCAGCCCGCAGCATTCGCGCGGATACTCGGCCACGGCGTGAGCCTGGATGGCCTGCAGGGTGCTCTGTTGCATGGTTCCGCCCATGAAAAAGCCCGCTCAAGGCGGGCTGAAAGGGAGTGGTTCTAATATCGCTCGTCAGGTGCGGAGCAAGCCGGCCGCAGGGAAGCCGCCGTATGGAAGTTCGGAGTTCTCGCCGAAGCGCAGCTTGCAGCTCCTGACGCGGCCCCCGCACTGGTCCCGTGACGGGTCATCGGTAGGGTTGTCGTCGGCATCGGCCACGGCCGGGCCGGTGTACCCGCAGTACGGCCCACGGTAGCCGCCGATGGTCACCCAGCCGCACAGCCCGGCCACGATCTGCCGGCGCGGAAGCTGCTCGCCGTTGAGATCGATTGCCGTGGTCAGTTCGAACTCAACGACCTCGTAGTCCTCCACCACCTTCCGCTCTATGAACCAGACCTCGTCTTGGAAGTGCTCGGCCGGATCTGCAGTCGGGTTGCCCTCGGGGAAGTTGGCCGCGTCGAGGTATTTCACCAGTGTCTGCCGGCGGATGATCCGCGCACCCACCAGGTCATCAAACATCAGGCAAAGCGCGCCGATGCGGCCATCGATGTTCCCGACCCGGAGCCGAGGACTCGGCGGCTGGTCACTGGTGCGCTCGAAGCCGCTCGCCTCGATGGGCCAGGCTCCATACTCCTGGCCCTGCCACCAGATGACGCCAGACTTTAGGTGCTGATGGAAGAACAATTGGTCGGCGCCGAAGCTGCTGGCGTCGAGCTCATATACGGTGATGCGCCCGCCCGGCTCGAGCTGCTGTGTGTCTGCGGTGATCATTCCAGCGGCGCACCAGCCTCAGCGCCAAGAGGAAGCTCGACCTGCGCGGGCCAGGCGTACCGCTCGGGCTGCGGGAGTATGGCCTTGACCTGTTCCCACGTTTCGATGCCGTCGGGCGGTGCCACCACCAGCGCTTCGAGCGCCTGGTTGATATCGTCGCGCCACGCGATCATGGCCATGGCCTCGGCCCGATATCGCGGCACGGTGCTGTTGGCATAGCTGCAGCAGCTCTCGACTGAGTCATATCGCCGTTCCTGCACGGACGCCGTCATCCATTTCCAGGCCGCCTCGCGGATTGCTGCGTAGTGCTGGGGGCTGTGCAGCTCGTAGGGAGGCGGAGCCGGGGCGGGCGTGTTGGTGAGCAGCCACTCTTCGGGCCAGTCCCGGTGCCCGCGTGGGATCCACGCCCCGGTCTCCACACAGAAGATGACGTCGGGGTCACAGGTCTCTCGGTACATGTCAGAACTCCGCGTCAGCTGTGTAGTGGAAGGATGCGCCGTATTGCCCAGAGCCATTAACGTAAGTCACCTGGAATCCGTTTTGCCCCACCGCGCCCAAGCTATTGATAGCGACGTTTGTACCGCTAGCCTGCGATACCGCATTCGCCTGGCCGTTCTCCGATGCATACACCGCCAGTGATGGAGTTGCTCTCTTCATGACGGAGAAGCGCTGTACCCAGGAGTTCGCGGTGTTTCGTGGGTTGACACCCAAGAACTCCCCGCAGCGCCCGAACCCGGATCCCGTTCCCGGAAACACCCCGATGTCGTAGCTCTTCTCGTAGTAGCGCATGCAGCGTTGCAGCTCGTCGCTCGCGAACGGGTACTCAAAGTCCGTGCGGTCCGGGCCTTCTTCCAGCTGAACACCCACGATCCAATAAGTGGTGGGCGCCAGAAAATCAAAGATGATCTGTAGGCAGTTGTTGCCACCGATTACCTTTCCTACGATGCCCGGAACAGTGAGCGGGACGGTGTAACGAACCCAGCCGGTGGTAAGTGAGATGTTGCCCCCGCCTACCAAACTTGTGTTCGCGCTGCCTCCGGAACCGAAGACCTGAGTGCCTCGTGTCCCGAGCGCAGCCCCTGCGGCATTTGCACGCGCCCAGAAAGACAGGATTGCCGTGCGCCCGCCCAAGGTATGCACGCCCTCAATGGACTGCCGCATGTTGACGCCGCCGCCCAGCGCAGAGATTCCGATAGCCATAGACCACGGGAACAGGTCCACCTCGCCGAGGGCCATCTGAATTCGGCTTACGGTCGCGCTTACTCCCGCCCCCGTGTTGAAAAGCCATCGGTCAGCGGTGTATATGCCGGCACTTGCGGGAAGAGCAAACGATATCTGCCGCTGCCAGACGTTCATGGTGCCGTTGATCAGTTTGTTCTTACCGGATCGCGTGGCCAGCTGGCCTTGTAAGTCGTAGAGCTCAGCAAAATTCTCGTTGACCTTTTCGAATGCCACCACCGCAGGATCGCCAATGTACGCTCCGTTGTTGGTCGTGGTGTCGATTATCTGGCGTGTCATCGGGGTCCCTTTACGGCTGGAAAGTCTGATCGAACGTGGCGGTGACGGTGTGCGTCAGCCCGTTCGGAAGTGGCTCGGTGCGGGTATCGCAGGCATACAGGGCCGTGCCCCTTGGGCCAGTCCAGAAGAAGGAACGGCCCACGTGGGCATCGAGGAAGTCGATGATTGCGTCGATGCGAGCCTTGGACCCGGTGAAGGTGAGCTGGTAGCTGCGGGTGGTGGGGTTGATCCCTTCAGCAGCCCTCTGCGCATATCCGTCGCCGAACTGTGCCTTGCGTACAACGGAGGTGACCGTAGCCGCTCCGCTACTGGTCGGCTTCCACAAGAAGGTGTCTGTCATCGACGTGCCCCCACTGCGTGGAGCGCGCCGCCGGGGCGCATGTCCTTCAACTGGAGCTCGCGGTACTTGCTCTCCACGAACCGGCCAAGCTCCTGGCCGAACTGCTGCATGAGCGAGGTGTCCCCGCTGGTCTCCGTGGTTCCGTCGCTATTGACGATCACCTGGACGTGCACCGCGGCGGCGCCGGCGGTTGATGCGCCGGCACTCGCTGCAGGCGCCGCAGGTATCACCCGACCATCGTTACCAGGGATGAGGTAGGTTCGGCCCCTGCCGTCGTCGAACAGCTCAGGCCGGCCGCCCTCGCCCACCTCGTACAGGGTCGAGCCGCGCACAGGGCCACCCTTCGCACGACCGCCGCCGAAGCCAACCCCCTCGTTTAGCCAGCCAGTGTTGTTGCCGAAGCTCTGAGCGCCATAGGTGGACATGCTCGTTCCGCCACCGCCGCCCCACGCCGAGGCCACCGCGTTGATGATGCCCACGGCGGCCTGCTTTGCGGCGATACGTGCCAGGTCAGCGACGATGGAGTTGGCCAGATCCTTGAACGACAGCTTTCCGGTCCTGGCGAACTGAACCCACGCATCCTCCCATCCGGAGAGCGCCGTGTTCATGAGGCTGCTGGCGTTCTCCATCGCGTTGTTCGCCGCGAAGGCGTAGTCCTCCCACGCCCGCCGTGCGCCGGCCCGCCAGTCGCCCAGCATGGCCAGCCGCGCCTCCTGGAACGCGCGCTCCTTGGCCAGCTCCTGGTCACGGAAGGACGCCGCATTGGCCGCCATCAGGTCCCAAGTCTCCTTGTCCTTGGCCACGTCACGGCTGCCCAGGCGCTTCAGCTCGTCCTGGTACTCGCGCTGGATGTCGAGCTGCCGGCGCAGCATCGCCACCGCGTCGCCACCGCGCCCCATGCCCATGAGGTCCAACTCGTTGGCGCGGTCACGATTCATGCTGGCTTGGGTGAGGATCGCCTGCTGCCTGGCCAGTGCCTCGGTGGCCTGCCGCTCCTTCTCGAACGCGGCGGCCTTCTGGCCGGAAGTGAGCAGCTGTTCGCGCTCGGCCACCAGCAGCGCCCGCGTGGAAGCGGTCATGGTGTTGGTCTTGTCGTCCAGCTCCTGCTTGATCTTCGCCGCCAGGCGCTCGCTCTCGGTCACCTTGAGCCCGGTGTCCACCAACTGCTTGTTGGCTTCGATCTGGCGTTGGGCGTTGGCCAGCATCGACTGGGCCGCGCTGTCATCAGCGTTCCGCTTGCCCACGCCGGCGGCCCGGTTGAACTGCTTGTCGACGCCGGCCTCCGCCTTGGCGATGAGTCGCTGCATGGACCCATCGAAGTGCCGGGCGTCGTTGTCGGCCAGGCGGTTGTACTGGGCAATGATCTTCAGGCGCGCCGCTTCCTTCGCCGTGGCGCGATCGAGCCCGGCGATCTGTGCGTTGATGGCCTCGGACGCTGACTGCTCGGCCGTGGCACGCTCCTGACTCGCCGCCGCCAGGTCGCGGGCGGTTTGCGGGTCCAGCGCGCCGCCCTCATCGATGGGGGTGGGCATCCGGGGCATGCCACGCATGCGGGTAGACAGGCCGTTGAGGGCTTCCGTGAGCGACGGCAGGCCCAAGTTCTTCACCACCGTGCTGCCCACGGCACCGAGCCCCAGCATGTCGCTCAGGCGCGGCAGGCGGGCTAGGATGCCCCACTCGCCGGCCAGGTCGGTGATGGCGCCGGTGACGCTGGCGATGGCGCTCCATGCGCCGCCGATGTCGTCCTTTAGGTCGCGCCACCACTTCGACATGCCCGGCATCACCGCTTCGGTGCGGTTGGCCACCTCGTCCAGATGCGTGGCATACAGCTGGATTGCCTCATTGGCTGCCTGCTGGGTCCGTCCCTCCTCCTCCAGCGCGGTGATGCGCTGCAGCTGCGCGGCGGTCAGGAAGCGCTCCGCGTCGTTGAGCTTCAGCAGGCCCTCTACCGGATCCTTGGCGATGGACTGGAACGCAGCCACGGTCGCCGAGGCGGCGCGGCCGGTGGATGCCTCCATGCGCGCTGCGGCGGCGGCGACCAGCTCGAACTGCTCTCCCGCGAAACGGCCTGCTTTGGCCGTCTCGGTCAGCGCGGACACGGCACCGCCCCGGGAGACGCCATCCAGCCGGTCGATGCTGTTGGCCAGGGCCTCGAAGCCGTCGACGCCCACCACGGCGCCCTGCCCGCTGAGGATCAGTGCCTTCTGGAACTGGAACAGCTCGTCCTGGCTCTGCTTGGCCGCCAGTGCCATTGCCGTGAGAGCCGCTGCACCCAGCGTCAGCGGGTTGACGAGGCCCATGACGTAGCCACCGACCGCGCGCGCCGCCGGCCCAATGCCGCCGAACTGGTCCTTCAGCTGGCCGCCCTGCTGGATCGCCACCATCCAGAACGGCTGACCGCTGGCCAGGCTGGTAGCGATGTCGGTCACCTGCATGGGCACCATCCGCAGGTTGTTCTGCAGCTGCCGGGCAGACATCCCCATGCCGTTCTGCGCGTTGGTGGCGTTGAGCACCGCGGTGCGCATGCCCTCGATCTTCGTCTGGTACTGGTCGAAGACGCTGGCGTTCACCAGGCCGGCCTTGTGCGCGCGCTCCAGGCGGTCCTCCATGGCCGCCAGGCGGTTCAGCGCCGCAACCGTCGGATCGATCTGCCCCAGCAGCTGCTGCAGGTTGATCTTCTGAGCCTCGGCAGCTGCAGCGGCCTGGCGCTGTTCGTTCGTCGCCCGGGCCTCTGCCTCCTGCAGCGCCTTCGCACGCGCTGCCATGCGCTCCTGCTCGCTGCCGGCGGAGGCCATGGACCGCGCCTTGTGATCGATCCCCAGTGCAGCGTCACGGGCAACCTCGGCGAGGGCACGCTCGGAGACGTTCGCTGCCTGGTTGCTCTGGGTCCACGCCATGGCCTGCTGTGCCACAGCCTTGAGGCGGGCCTCCTGCTGGCCCAGCTGCTGCTCCAGCTGCTGGCTGGCAGTCGCCACCTGAGCCGTGGATGCGGCGGCTGCAGCGCCGGCGGCACCGTAGGCCTGAACCTGCCCGGCGGTGCTGGCCAGCTTCCCGTCCAGCGCTCCCAGCGATGCCAAGATCTCGGCATTGGTCCGGTTGAGCGTCTGCAGCTCGCCAATGACCGCGCCGGTACCGGTGCCGATACGGTCCAGCGCACCGCCGAGCCGGTCACCCAGCACGCTGGAGGAGCGCTCCACGGTCCTGGCCAGCGACTGGTAATCCCGGTCGAGGCGATCAGCAGCACCGCCGGCGCGATCAGCGGCCGCTGCGTTCTCGTCCAGTGCCTTCGTGCCCTCGACCAGGCCACTACTGTCGACCTTGTAGCCAAGCTCGGCGATATCCATCAGGGGCTCCCGTTCTACTGCTGCTGTGCCCGCTCACGCGCGGCTTTCTGGTCTTCGCGCACCGCGCGGAGGTACTGGTCATCCATCGCCAGGAGCATCTGCACTTCCTCCGGCAGGAGGTCGATCTGCAGCAGGCGACTCCATTCGCCCACGTCAGCAAACGTCAACGCCTCGGGACCGCTGTGCCGGCGGCCGGAGAGCTGCCAGAACCAGTCCCAGACGTGTGCAATCGCGTCCGGAACCTCGAGCTCTGGTGACTTGGCGTCGAAGCGCTGGTTGCGCTGGCGCCGGGTTTCGCCGTTCTCATCCGCCATGTCGTAGCGGACGGCGATGTAGGCAGCGTCAGCCGCCTGCTTCGTCAGTCCCGCGAAAGAACGCCGCCCGGTCGTTGAGTGCCAGGTCGGCCTGCTCTGCCACCCACGGCAGCTCCTTCAGCAGGCTCTTCAGGGTCTGCTCTTCGAAGACCGGCTTCTCGCCATGGAACGTCAGCTCGCCCTTCCACTCCCAGCCGCTGATCGAGGCGACCAGCATTCCCATGCGCGCGGCTTCCAGCTGCTCCGCCGTCACCTTGCCGCGGTGGCTCATGCGCTCGTTGGCAGTCTTGCGCCCCGCCGCCCTGACCTGCGGATGGCTGTCGGGCAGGAGGATGAGCACCAGGCCCACCGGTTCTTCGGTAGCCGGGTGCAGGATTTCCAAGCGGCGCTCTGCCGCCACGATGTTGGACAGTTCGGTCATGTCGTGATCCTTGTTGCGATCCGGGAAGGAACCGGCGGGGAAGCTGTCGGATCAGGCAGCCTTTCAGGCGCGCGCCCTACCCCGCCGGTATTCGGTTACGGGGTGACCGGGGCGGCCACCACCAGCGGCGGCTGGTTGAGGCCCAGGGTGTAGGTGTTCAGGACGAAGTCCTCATTGCGGCCGCCCGGAACGTTGGGGCCAGCCACCAGCCCACGCAGGTACTCCACGGAGCCGTCGGCGCGCTCGACCTTGAACGCGTAGGCGTCGGGCACGTCCGGGGCACCTGCAGCACGCATTGCGATCTGGCCGGGATCGGTCAGATCCTCGGCCACTTCCACCGGGGGGTCGCCGGCGTTGGTGATGCCCTTGCCCTTCAGGGAGACCGAGGTATCCCAGGTGTCGTAGGTGACGATGTTGGTGTTGATGCCGCGCTCGCCGACGCTGCCGACCTTCTTCACCTGGACATAGGTCAGCGCGGCGAACTCGGCCTGGGTGAGGTCTTCGTTCTGGGGGGTAACGCAGATGAAGAACTTGGAACCTGCGTTGGTTTTTGCTTCAGCGGCCATGGCCGTGGTCTCCTCGCGATGGGCGTAAAAAAACCCGCCACGGGGCGGGGTCGTTGGAAAAGCGAAAGGCCCGCTGATGGGCGGGCCTCTGGAATTGTTTTGGGAATAATTTGCGGTCGGTTCTGTCGCTACCTCGCCTACTGCGGGCTCAACTTCGCCGCAACCAGCTTAAGCGCCTCGGCCGGCTTGAAGCCGGCGCGGATGTATTCCTCATACTCGTTGCGGACCCAGATGGCCTGCTCTTTGTTGAACTCGTACATCAGGCTGCGAGATGCCTTCATGCGGTCGACGGCGTCCCGCAGTTCCTTCAGGGCTCCCTCGCTCAGGGGGCCATCGTTCCGGACCAGGTGCAGGTTGGGCGGCTTGGGACTCATGGGCCGGAGTCTACCCCGAAATAAACCCCCTCCACCGTATGGTCACGGGGTGCATGACCCGCTCCGGATCTTGGATGATGCTGCTCGTGGACGGCCGCTCGTAGACGGCCATCCCGGCGAACTTCGTGCCCTTGGCGAAGGCGGCGATGATCTGGTCCGTGATGGCGGTGCCTACCATGATCCCCTGCCCGGGCCGGTAGCAGGCGGCCACCTGGGCGAACCCCTGCATCAGGGACGGGCCGTCGTCGGCCAGGCCATAGTTCTGGGTCCGGTTGGGGAACCACTGCAGTTCCAGCCAGCGAGCGCCATTCCCAGTCGGCGGAGCGAACGGGATCCCCGGGTATGAGCAGACCAGGTCGGCGCCGGCGGCGAACTGGGTCACCAGCTGGGTGAAGGCGTCGTAGATCGCCGTGTCGTTCATCGCATCCGCCCCTTCACCTCTGCCGCAACCTCAGAAACGATGAAGTCCCAGCGCTGAGCCGCCGCCCGCGCGAAGCCCTTGCCGGGCTGGGCGTACGTCCTGCCGAGACTGTCTTCACCGTAGAAACCGTGCTCCATGCGCATCGCGTAGGCAGCCGTCCAGCCGGCCCACACTGTCTGGCCAAGATCCAAGCCCGCGAACACCAGCGGCGGATCCACCGCGCCGTCCCTTGGCATGCCGTCAACGGACGCGGCCGAGGAGTTGCGCAGGAACCCGGTGTCCACCGGCATCCGCCCGCCCTGCCCCTCTGGCGTGTTTGCTTCCTCCATCAGGCGCTGAGCCGACTCTCGGAAGATAGACAGCTGCATGCTCTTGGCCTTCTCGGCAAAGGCGCGCACCTGGGCACCGAACTTAGCTGCCACGCCGCACCTCTGCTGCCATATCGACCCGGTAGGTCTTCGTGCACCGGCAACCGATGGTTTCCTCCGCCGGCGCCCCGAGCGCGGTGTCGCCCGGGAACCTCATCAGCGCACCGGACGGAGTCTGGAACGGCTCCCCGAACCGCCGCTTCTGGCCGTTCATCGCCTTGTGGCTGTGCCGCGTGCGGTCGTCGCCGGTGGCAGACCAGCCGCAGGTGACGTTCTCGGGGGCCAGACGGCCCGATTCGATCTGCTGCCGGTATGCCTCATCGCGGCCTGCGTTCATGGCGGTCAGCGTCTCGGTCCTCGCGATCATCTCGCCGCGCAGCGACAGCAGGCGGTCGGCGTAGCGGCCCGCAATCTTCTCGATGTCCGCCGCCGCCACCGGTTTGCCGCCCGCGATCGCGCGTTTGACGATGCCGTCCAGGCGCTTGTCCCGGCGCTGCCGGTCAAAATATGCCGCCATCTGTGTGGGGTCGCCGCTGGCCAGCTGCTGCCTCACGTTTGCAACGTACTGCGCCTGCTGTGAAGTCAGGCCCACCACCCCGCCGGCGCGCCGTCCGGTCTCGCCTACCCGGCCTACGAGCTCCAGCGCGCTCTGGCGTGGGTTCTGCCCAGCGGCCATGCCGCGCACCAGGTGCTGCCGCACCATCTGCCGCTGGTCCTCCACGATCCCAACGATCAGACGCGACGAGTTCTCCTGCAGCCAACCTTCAGCGCCACGGTTGCGCATGTCGAACCGGAACCGCAGCGTCGGCGTAGCGACAGCCGGGTTGTAGCCGCCGCGCACCTGCTGCCGCATCGACAGCCGCGGTAGCTCCTTGATACCCGCATCGCCACCGGCGACGAAGGCCTGCCGCACGGATTCAGCCAACGGTGAGAAGGCCTCCGAATCGAAGCCCAACGCCTCCAGAACCATGTCGACCTGGCCAGCGCGCAGCAGCTCTGCCAGGTGATCGACCTGCGCCTGGTTCCGCATGCCGGCGACTGCCTGCTCGAAGGAACGGCGGAGGGCCGGCTCCAGGCGACGCGCCAGCAGCTCCAGCTCGCGTGGGGTGAGGTAGTCCATCAGCGTCGGGCGTGGAATTCGTAGAGCAGGACTTGGCCACTCGGGGAGAGGGGCTGCAGGTCGATGAAGTGGTACGTCTCGCTTCCCAGCAGGATCCGATCATCCTTGCCCGGCACGGTGTCGATCGACGTGGAGATAAGGCCCAGCTTGTCGCCCTGCAGCACCAGCGTGGCGTCACGATCGGTCAGGCTGTACTCAATCTCCACCACCTTGCAGCCGTGCAGTGTCGGCGGTCCCGGCTGCGGGTTGTGCGGCGGGCCGGTCGGAGCCCCATCGCGTTCCAACTGGGTGGCGTAACCGTAACGCGCGATCAGCCGCTCAGCTGTGGCCTGCATGCGGTTGTAGAACCGGCTCATACGACGCGCACCGCCGGGCCGACCGCAGGCGTGCGCAGCAGCGGTGCCAGGATCTCGTCAATTGCAGGGATCACCGGCCGGTTCGGCAACTGTCCGGCCACCACCGCATCGGCATAGGACACCTCGACGGGACCGACCTTTTCCCTCGTCACCGCTTCGCTGGCCAAAAAGTCCGGCGAAAGGCTGCCGGGGGCGACCAGCTCGCGCAGCGCCGCCTCGTAGGTAGCCCGCTCAACTTCCTCCGGGATCTCATCCGGCTGGATCGGGTCACCGTCGTAGTCAGCAGCACCGGTGCGGGGCCACTCGTTCGGCTGGCCCCGCCCAGCAGTGCGCACGCCAGGGAACATGGACGCCCAGCGGCCGGATGCGAGCAGCACCCGGTACCGGCCGTCGATGTAATCCGTGGCGCGGACCAGCGCGCCGGTGCGGGCTTCTTCCGTTCCCGCTGCCCAAGCGGCGTTGCCGCGCGCCTGGTGGTAGCTGTCCGCGCCTTCCAGCGTGCCGTACATGCTCAGCCCTCGCCCTTCTTCGCTTCGGCCGCTGCAATGGCTTCCTGCAGCTTCGGCACGCCCCACGTGGCCTTGGCGGCGATCCCAAGCGCCTTGGCACGGGCGATCAGCGCGTCCTTGTCGCCACCATCCGAGGAACCGGGAGCACCACTGGTGCCGGTGCTGCCGCCAGCATCGCCAGTGCCAGTGCCAGCGCCGGCCTTGCTGGCCTCGGCCGCGTTGATGGCTTCCGACCGCAACTGCTCGACGGCATCCGCCAACTTGGCCTCCCGAATCGTGCTGTCCAGCTCGTTCCAGCCTTCGATTGACAGGCCCGAGGCCTCGTGAGCACGGCGAACCACGTCGCCTAGCGCCACCGCGACGTCATCTACCAGATGCACCTGCGACGGCAACAGGTCGGAACCCAGCAGCGAGGGTTGCGCAGCGTTGCCGCCCGCAGCGGTCAGGATGCCGGCGTCCAGCCAGCCCTTCACCACGGCGTTCTTCTTGAGGTCATTCCAGTTGACGACCGGGGTTGCCTCACCCGGCAGCAGAATGGTGCCGTCCGAGAGCCCCAGCGGGCCCTTGTGGTTGTTGGTGATCTTCATGCTTCGCTCCTGTGAGGCCCCGGCACGTGGCCGGGGCCATTGCAATCAGATGCCGTCCAGGTAGACGACTTCCTTCGGCAGGCGGACGTCCAGGCCACCGAGGCGCATGACGCCCGGGATGTCCCAGCGCAGCGGGCCGCTCTGCCAGGCCGGCAGGAAGCGGTGCGGCATCGGCATGTGCAGCTTCAGCACTTCCGGATCGTTGCGGTAAGCAATCAGGCGGGCCGTGCCGCCGACACCGGCGGTATCGAGCCCGCGCACCCCGCGCAGGGTCAGCTGCTGGCCCGTCTGCACCGTGTACAGGTTGTTGGCCATGTACCACTGGATGACGGTCATGTCGCTGTTGTCACTCATCTTGCGAGTGGCCAGCAGGTTGAACTTCGTCCAAGGGAGCAGCAGCGTGTCCGCGATGGACACCGTGTTCGTGCCGTTGAACACGTTGAGCAGTGCCTGATTCAGCACGCTGACGATCAGGTTGGTATCCGTGGTGGCGTCCCAGCTGCCGGTCTGCGCCGCGATCGGTGTCACACCTGCGGCGTTGAACAGGCCGGTGAAGCCCTTCGCCTCGTCGCCCTGCAGCGCCACGCGATCAACCATTTCTTCCGACGCCTTGCGAGCAGCGGCCGCGTCGTCGGATTGCAGACCGATGCCCAGGAGTTGCGCACGGCCGATCTCTTCCCAGCCGAAGCCGTAGCCGATACCTGCGGTGTGCACTCCGGTCTGATGCTGGGCGCGGTTAGTGCCAGCCTTCGGAATATCGTCGGCATTGCCGTTGATCCAGCCAGCCTTGCCGAACTGGTCCTGGGAGTAGTAGGTGACCGAGGTGGCGAACTCGCTACCCGACGTATCGACCGGGATCAGGTCGCGGTACTGAACCGCGGGATAGCGCGTCTTGTAGACGCCCGGCTCGATGATCGATGCCTGCGCGACAACGAAGCCCAGTGCGACCTGGGCATCGAAGAGGGGGATTGCTCCATTCATGAGGTTGGCTCCTTAGCCGAGACGGACGACGGCCAGCTGGCCGGCGGCGGTGGTGCTGGTGTCCCAGCGGGCGCCTGCGAAGGCGGTGTTGCCGGTGTCCACGTTGGTGAACGTGCCGGCGCCAGTGACGTACACCGGGTCACCGGCCTTGACCGCGACAGCAGCGGTGACCCACACGTCGCCCTTGGTAATCACACGGGCGGAGGTGCGCTGCGCGAAGCTGTCGGGGACGCCGGCGCTGCCGACGGCGGAGCGGTCCAGCAGGGTGATGCCGACGAGCTTCAGCGCACCGGTACCGGCCAGGACGACGCCCTTGTCTGCCGTACCTTGCGCAACCGCGCGGCCGAAACCGATGCCCGGTGCGGTTTCCACGTCGCGGGAGATGATCGTGGCCGGGAGCATGGTCGCCTGCGCGCCGAGAGCGGCCGCCGGCTGGGTGTCCGGATAGTTGGTCTGCAGTGCCATGGCTTAGGCGTCCTTCTGGTTGCGGGTGCGGTAGTCGAGGCCGGCCACGGAGGCCTGCCAGCCGTTGTCCTGCACGGTGGTGCGCTGGCCACCGTTATCGCGCATGGCCTGCACGACCGGATCCTTCGGCGCGGCGTTGGTGTAGAGGCCGTCGAACAGCGCCTCGACATAGGCTTCGTGCTTTCCGGTCACTGCGGCGTCGCCGAGCTTGGCCACCACGGCAGCCTGACGCACCTGTGCGTCGGTCTTGCCGCTGTAGTCGGCGTCGTGCACGGCCTTGGCCTTGGCAAGCAGGTCGCCGCGCTGCTGGACGCGCTTGTCCAGGTCGGCATCGCTCAGGACCTGGGCCTTGAGCGCATCTCGCTCGCCTTCGGCCTTGGCGATGGCCGCGTCCTTTGCGGTGATGGTGGCCTGATGCGCGGCCTCGGCGGTGCCAGCCGCCGTCTGCGCATCCTTCAGCTGCTGCTGCAGCTTGCTGATGGCCTGGGCGCCGGCGTCGTTGGTGACGACGGACAGCCCATCGACCAAGATGGTCTTGTCGCTCATGTGGTTCTCCTGGGGTTGGGGATGGGCGCTTGGATCCGGAGCACCGGGGGTGCGCCCATCCCCGATGCGAAACTGAGAGCCGGCCCGGCCGCGCTGGACAAGGGCCAGATGGTTGTTGCGGATGTTTCGCTGGACCGCGTCGTAGGGTTCACCCTCCGGCGTCACCCCGTCGGTCCAATCGATCTCCGAGGAATACCCCTGCGACAGCTCGCGCTTGCCGGCCTCGTAGTCCGCGATCGCGTCCTGATCCATCAGCACCAGCGGAACACGCACTCGGTTCTTGTCGTGCACGACCTCGTCGCCGGTCTGGCCAACGGCATACTTTTTCCAGTTCTGCGCGTTCACCTGTTCCGGCGGGTGGTCGTTGGTCATTGGCCGGTGCGCGAAACTACGCAGCGTTGCATCGGAGAACACTTCCTCCGGTGGCCGATAGACCCGAACGTTCAACAGGTCAGGCCGCCCCAGCTCTTCTCCCAAATAGGTCTGGATGCCGGTCCGCGCCACGTATGCATCGGCCACGAGGTAGCCGTCCACGGTGCGGCGGGGCGCCGACACCGAGACGTGATCGATTAGGTACATGGGGTCAGTCCTCTCGGATCTCTTCGAAGATTTCCGGGCCAAGCACGATGCGGCCGCGGTACGGCTTGACCTTCAGCAGGTCGACGGGAGCCTTGGTAAGGCTGATGTGCGGCGTGTAGTCCGGGTAATCGTGCGAGCCGCCGGCGCGGATGATGCTTTCGTGGCGCCAGCACAGCTGCGAAGACGCGAATAGCAGCACCGCCGACATGCCGCCCAGCGGCTCCACTGCCCGGGGACCGCCTTCCGGAATCACCAGCTGGTCGGATCCGTCGGTGCCCCAGTCATTGGCGTTGCCTGCCTTCATCCAGTCGAAGGCCTGGCGCGCGTAAGCGACCGTTACGTGCAGGTCGTCCCGCAAATCGGTGATGCCCTGCTCCTTCGCCCAGGCCGCGACGTCGCCGGTGTTCACCACCTTCCGGTGTACGTAGAGCGACCGGGGCGCGGCATCGACCACCGGGGTCACCGGCGCGCCGCCATCCTCCAGATCGTCCTCTTCCTGGTCGATCACGTCTGGGTTGGCTTGCGCCCACTCCAGCATCTCTGCTTCCAAGCCAGGCACGACGCCGGCCTCGGTCAGCATGTTCACCGCCACAGTGGACATGACCGCGTCGGGCACCAGGCGGGTGTCGGCGATGGTCTTGATCGTGTCAGCCGTGGTCTTGCCGATGGTCGCCCGCTCCGTGTCGGTGGTCTGCCACAGGCTGCGCCAGTTGTAGAACACCTCCGGCGGCCTGCTGCCCAAAGCCGAGCGGATCAGGCATTCGTCCAGTACCTGCAGCGCCGGCGTCAGCACCAGCTCTTGCCCGGAGCTGATCCGGTCGTAGTAGTTGCGCAGGTCGCCCTCGCCCGTGGAGTTCAGCCCAGCCGGCGACTGGCCCAGCAGGCGGGTCATCGGGATGTCGGACGCTCCCGAGGACAGC